CTTCAATCGTATAGAGAAGAACCCCGGATACGAGATTGACACCACAGTGTACAGTGTGGAGAACAAGAGACGTATGGAAACGTCCGACCACTACATGTACGAGGTTACTCAGTTAGATAACACATCATACGGTACAGATGAAGAACCAATCAACTACTTCAACTCCATGAGTGAGGGTATGGACACCTGGCATTCCCAAGAGGGAAGATATGCCGATCCACAATAAATAGACAAAAAGGGTTATGGATAACAAGAATTTCCTGAGAGAGATCAACAACGACCAGAAGACCCCTAAGAACCAGAAGAAGGTTCGTGAAGATGGGTTCTATGAGGCTAGTGAAGCTGACTATAAGGACTTCTGGGAGAACGAAGATACTACTGAGATGTTGACTGAATAATTTCATTTTGGCCGTCTAAATAACTGAGAATTGTTGTATATTAATTAAGTGCCTGTTCAAAGGGTTAGTAAAGGTTTTTTAGACGTAAGTGCCACGTTTCAGATCAATCCCATCAACTCTGATGTGATTGTGACACGAAATGAGAATGCTATTGCACGTGCAGTTCGTAATCTTGTCTTCACTATCCCTGGTGAGAAACCCTTTCAACCTAATGTTGGAAGTAATGTCTCCAGATTACTGTTTGAGAACTTAGATCGTATTACCGCTAGTTCTATTCAATCAGAAATCGAAGATACCATCAATAATTTTGAACCTAGGGTAAGTCTTACTGAAGTCACTGTTACTCCCAACTTTGACAATAATGAATTTGATTGTGTCGTAAAATACGATATCATCGGAATTGATGTATTACCACAACAATTATCATTCGCATTGCAACCCACTAGGTAAATGCCATTAGTCAATTTTAGTAACTTAGATTTTTATGGGATCAAGGAGTCCATCAAAGACTACCTTCGTGCCAACTCTAACTTCACGGATTATGATTTTGAAGGGTCTAATCTAAGTACAATCGTAGATGCTCTAGCATATAACACATACATCACCTCATATAACGCCAATATGGTGACCAATGAGGTATTCATCGATAGTGCCACGTTGAGGGAGAACGTGGTATCTCTCGCACGTAATATCGGATATGTCCCTAGGTCACGTAAAGCCGCATGTGCTAACGTGACTTTTACTGTAGATGTAAGTAATACCACAGCAGTTGCAGTCACTCTCAAGGCAGGAGCAGTACTGACATCCAGATCGACAGGTGTAAATAAGAACTTAAATTACATTTTCTCCATTCCAAACGACATTACAGTTCCAGTTGATGCAAATGGAAGGGCAAATTTCGTAAATATCAAGGTTTATGAAGGAACGTACATCACTCAGACGTTCACTGTAGACACAACAAACCCAAATCAGAAGTTTATTTTACCAAATTCCGGTATTGACACTGATTTGTTGAGTGTAATCGTCAAAGATACGAAAGATTCGTCAGTTTCAAGAAAATTTGACCTATATAACAGTCTTTTTGATGTCACCGCATCGACTAGATCTTACTTTATTCAAGAAATTGGCCAAGAAAGGTACCAACTTTTGTTCGGAGACGGCATTTTTGGCGTAAAATTGGAAAATTTGAACTTTATTGAGGCCAGTTACATCACTTGTGCCGGTGCTGCAGCCAACCAAATTGCCAGTTTTACCTTTATTGGCAACTTACAGAGTAATAATGGCACCCCAATCAGTTCGGGAGTGTCAATTGTAACGACTGATATCATTTCTAGAGGCGGAAAAGCCATTGAGTCAGTCGAATCAGTCAAAAAATACGCACCACAAATCTACGCATCACAAAATCGGGCCGTCACAGCGGCCGATTATGAGGGTCTAATCCCTCAAGTTTACCCAGAAGCCGAGTCTGTGTCGGCTTTTGGAGGTGAAGACCTTAACCCACCACAGTTTGGCAAGGTGTTTATCAGTATTAAGCCATACAATGGTGTATTTTTGTCAAGTGCAATCAAGGAAAATCTGCAATTTGCCATCAAAAAGTACTCGGTAGCCGGTATTAGACCAGAAATCATCGATTTGAAGTATTTGTATATCGAGTCAAATGTTGACGTTTATTACAATACCAACCTTGCACCCTCACCTTCTTTCGTACAAAACATCGTTACACAGAATATTGCCACCTATGCAGGTACATCTGAACTAAATCAGTTTGGTGCTAGATTTAAATATTCACAATTTGGTCAAATTATTGACCAGAGTAATGAGTCTATTACCTCTAATATTACAAATATTGACATTAGAAGAGATGCTGTTGCAAAACTCAACCAATTTGCAGAGTATGAGTTATGCTTTGGTAACAGATTTTACGTAAAGAACCATGGTCACTCGGCCAATTTTAAAGGAAACGTACTTGGTTACAATATTAGATCTACTGGATTCACAGTAAGTGGTATCAGTGGGACTGTTTACCTTGGTGATAAGCCTGATATGAGTCTTGAAAAGGGGACATTGTTCCTCTTCAAACTGAACTCTCCCTCAGAACCCTTCATTGTAAAACAAAATGTCGGTATCATTGACTATCTTAAAGGAGAGATTCGTCTAAACCCAATTAATATCATCTCAACAATCGTCAACAGGGAGTCTCCACTGATCGAAGTATCGGCTCAACCATACTCAAATGACGTTATTGGACTCCAAGATCTCTATCTACAATTGGATGTAAATAATACAACAGTTGATGCGATTGCTGACAACATTTCTTCTGGAAATGACATCTCAGGAACCAACTATATCGTCTCCTCAAGTTACGGAACTAACCGTCTTGTAAGGGGTATTCCGGTTACCACAAGTGATGTTGAGTTTACATCCCAGAATGTTACCCAAGCGGCTCAGGTGCTAATGAGTACCACTTCTCCCAATGCACCACGTCAAGGACGTAGAGTTGCCGGAACAACACAACAAAGTTCAGCTTCTACAGTAAGTAGATCAACTTCTACACCTAGTTCAGGCTCACCCTCAGGTGGTGGCGGATCGTATTCATCAGGCTACTAATAAAAAATGACAGTAGATAGAGTAAAGTTTCAGGAAATTGTTTCTAGTCAACTTCCTCAGTACGTTAGAGAGGATTTTCCTCTTCTAACAGATTTTCTGGAGCAATATTACGTATCTCAAGAGTATGAAAGTGGTCCTATTGACCTGTTGAACAATATTGATCAATATGTAAAGGTAGAAAATCTTACAAATCTGGTAACTGACACCACTCTTACTCAAGAAGTTGGATATACTGACACAGAAATTAAAGTAAAATCAACCGAAGGTTTCTCTGAGACCAACGGTATCATCAAAATTGATAACGAAATCATATTTTATGCCACAAAGACGGCCACAGTCTTTGAGAACTGTTCTAGAGGGTTCAGTGGTATTACGACATACATCACCACTGGTGCTCCAGATGAGTGTACATTTACCGAGACAGAGGCTGAGACGCATCCTGATGGTGCTACAGTCCAAAACCTCAATGTCCTCTTTTTACAACAGTTTTTCACAAAACTGAAGTATCAGTTTACTCCCGGCTTTACAGATAGAAATTTCTTTAAGGGAGTCAACGCACAAAACTTTATCTACAATGCAGACAGTTTCTATACCTCAAAAGGAACTGACCAGTCTTACGAGATTCTGTTTAGAGCACTTTATGGTGAAGATGTAGAGATTATTAGACCCTCTCAATTCCTTCTCACACCATCTAACGCAAACTATAAAGTTACCAAAGATTTTGTTGTTGAGAAATTACAGGGTGATCCCCTGAAGTTACAGAACCTCACCATATATCAACGTGAGACCAACGCTAGAGGGTCTATAACGAACGTTCAACTCATTCCCTATGATAGGTATCAATTCTATCAGATTAGTATTGACACAGGATATAATAGGGACTCAGACGTAGAAGGTTCTATCTATGGTGAGTTTAGACCAAACCCTCTGACTAAACTTTTGGAAAATGTTGCAATTGGTGCAACAGTAATCAACGTTGACTCGACCATCGACTTTCCTGAAGAGGGGAGAATTGCAATTGCCAATCAAAGTGGTGAAGAGGTAAGTATTGCATACAGTGGTAAGACTGCAAACCAATTTTTTAACGTCAGTGGTGTACTCGAACCACTCGAAAACAGAATTGACGTAAAATTAGACAACTATTCTTATGCTTATGTCGGTATTAGCACCGATGAGGAGATTAAGGTAAGATTTACCAATACTCTCAAGGATTTTGTCGAGGCAACACCTACCGCTTACTTTAGAAAGGATGATACCATCCAGATTAAGTCTCTAGGTTATGAGGCCCCTGGTAAGAAAAACAATAATTACATCTTAAACGTAAAAACCAAGTTTAAGATTGCAAAAACCGAAGTTGTTGATGCTACTAACTTCGTTTACAAATTTAATGTGTATGATGGCACCTTTTTCAAAGAAGGTTACTTTGTAAAATACGAAAATGAGGATGCGACAGTCTCCATTCTAGGTCAAATTACAAGGACCATTGATCCTGTTACAGTCAATGTGTCGTTCAACCAAGCAATTCCCTTAAAAGGACAATTTTTCCTTGAAAATCAGTTGTTGAAGGGAAATTCAACAAGACAACCTTACATCAATAACTTTGTTGCCAACGTACAAAACACCTACGCCAAGTTTAATACAGATACTCTGATTGCCTCTAACTCTATTCCAAGATATTATGACTTGGAGACCAATCCTTATGACAAAAAGATCACTTTTTCGGCAAATCTAAAAAGTACACAAGATCTGCCTCTTCCAACCAACCCTACCACTCTTCCCGATCATGGTTTTTACACCGGAGACCCTGTTTGGTTCCAATCTGAGGGTGACGGGTTCCAAGGAATTCCTTCTGGTGCATATTTTGTCTACCGTGTTGATGAGGACACGATTAAACTCTCAAGAAGTAAGGCAGATCTGAATAAAGGGACATATTTTACCTTTAATGGTATTGTAAAAAATGCTTCTCTTTCTTACTTACCCTTCTTTGGTAAGAATATCAAACCTCAGGGTCTTTATAGAAAGATTTTAGAGCCAGTAAACAGAAAAACAGTTATTCTCACCGATTCTGGTTACACCGGTATTTTTGTAAACGGACTTGAGCTGCTTAATTACAAATCTTCCAATAGTGTTTACTACGGTGACATCGTTGACTTCACCGTTACCAATGGTGGTAGTGGTTATGACGTTATTAACCCTCCTATCCTCTATATCCGGGATGAGGTTGGAACTGGAGCAACTGGATTCTGTAATGTAGTGGGCTCATTAGAGAGACTGGACGTTGTAGACACTGGAATGGGTTATTATGACCCTCCAACTATCACAATTACTGGTGGAAACGGTTTTGGTGCCTCAGCCGAACCCAGAATGCTCTCGGTAAAGCTTGAAAATTCTTTTGTTGCTGACTTCCCCTCTGATGTCAATTTAACAAGGAATGAAATCATCTTTGAGAGGGATCATAGATTCCAAGATGGTGAAGGTATCATCTATGAGCCAAGAAGCACCAAAGGTATTGCTG